ATGGCTGTTGCAGTATGTGGCTTTGGGCTTTGGCGTTTTGGGCGCGTTTATATATAAGTTTGACGTTATCAGTCTGTTGTCAATCTGGTTGGAAACGCCAATAGAAATACACCCGTTCGGGATTACCATCACAGGACTTGCCATTGGTAGGGGTAGTAATTTCATTCACGACCTGATTAAGAAATTCTTCCAACAAGATCCACTGGTGACCAACAACACCGTATATAACACAGTCACGAAATAAGGGGGCGACATGGATGCTGCAACAATTGCAAGCCTTATTAACTTTGGCAGCGCGGGGGCTGTTATTGTCGTCGTTATCATATTCCTGAATTACATCGGGAAAAGGGACGCAGAGTGGCGCGATTTTTTTACCGTCTTAAACAAAAATAACGTGGAGGACTTGGGCAAACTTACCAGGGCCAAGAATAAAAGAAGTCACAGCAGCGGCACGCAAACGCAGCGCTAAACCAAAGGCGGTAGATAATGGGTGACAATCCAATGCGACCACGATTAGCGATAAAGCAGGGGAGAGGAGTGTAACGATGACAAGTAAAAGCAGATTGTTGATGATACTACAAACTAATCCGTATTTTCAGAAATTAAAAACACTATTTGGCGCGAATCTTATAGCATATTATCCAATGTGGGAAGAATCAGGAACAACCGTTACAGACATTTCTGGAAATGCTAGAAATGGTGTCTACGATACCGTTACACTTAATTCAACCAGATCAAAGTTTAATAAACCATCTCCACTATTTAATGGTGATGGGTTTGCTAATGTATATTCAGCATCGTTAGTTAGCGCATTTACTCCAAACACATTAACCATAGGTGGATGGTACAAGGCAAAAACCATGAATACTTTTTATGATGGTGCGGTCGGTAATCCATTTAGATTTTTAGTAGATGCAAATAACTATGTTGACTTATTAAAACAATCATCGGCTGAACAACTATCATTTAGATTTAAGTCGGGTGCGGTTGCCGTAAAAACATTAAACTTTTATGGTGCTACAAATAACTGGTTTTTTTGGTGCATTACTGTTGACAAAGCAAATGATTTAGTATCAATTTATATTAATAATAAAAAAATAACAACACTAGATACTCTTGGCATTTGGGCTGGTAGTGTTGCAGAAGCATCAGCATGTTTTGGAGCAGCAAACACAACAAAAGCAAACCCGTTGATTGGATATTTAAGCGATTGTTTTATTGCGTCACGGGTTGCAACAGACGCAGAAATTGTAGCTTTATCCAAAAACTTACCGCAAAATACATTAACTATACTTGGCGATAGCATCTCTGTTAAGAGTGATACAAGTTATACAACGCTTATATTAAGTGAACTTACAACATATTTCAACAGAAACAGGGCGGTTGCTTCTATGGGCGTAGTAGCAGGAGCGTCAAATTTAGCAGCACAAGCAACAGCAGCAGCTTCTGATGATGCAGATATTATTATTATCCAGCTTGGTTCTAATGATGATAATGCTGGCAATATGGGGACACTACAAACTGCTTATGAAGATGGAATCATTGCATTAAAAGCAAGTAATACAAACGCAACAATCTATGCTATGAACGTTCTCAAAAGATGGGCTAATCAGACAGACGGGGCAGAGGTTGACAAATCCAACATTCGTACAGCAATTGCAGCAGCCTGTACCGCTCAAGGTATTACGTGTTGGGACACTTACACAACCCCGTGGATTGCACAAGACGAAACAAGTGATGGCATACATCCAACAGCAGCAGGACACGCAAAGATAGCAGCCGAAGTTTTGGCAAGACTACCATAAAGGAGCACACAAATGGCATACAACGATTTCGCAAGATTAGACGCAGTGGTGGAAGCCACAATCGCAAACGAGGCAAGCCTTTCAGGGGCAGTCAACTTAGGCAAGATGACGCTGGTATCAATCCAGTCAACGTCTGACTTAGAGGGCGCGGCTTATACATTTCAGGGCAGTCTGGACGGTGTGACATACGCCAATATGTACGACGAAACAGGAACAGAAGTCAACATTCCATTCAGTGAAGCGCGGCTTGTGACCATCACCAACCCGAACATATTTCACGGCAAGCAGTACATCAAAGTCCGCACGGGTACGGCTGCCAGTGCAACGGCGCAAACGGGTGACATCACAATCAAGTTGGGATTAGTGGCGATATAGTGGACGAACCGTTAGCGGTTGAATTTGAAGCAGAACTACGACAAATAAAATCAATGGTTGATCACAGTTTTAACGTTACAATCAACGTACCAGAATACTGCTTAGAACAAGTTCAACACATGATGGGACACCTGGGTGATTTGGTTAGTATAGTGGCTGTTTTTGAAGAAAAGCAGTAGCAAAACTGACAGGGTGCCTTTAAGGAACAAAATGAAAAAACAAGACTTAGTAGATGCAATCCATAAATACAACGGGAATATATCAGCAATAGCCCGGGCCTTTGGCATTACAAGGTCGGCTATTTATGATTACATTGAAAAGCGTCCAGAACTAAAAGACATTATTCAAGACGAACGGGAATCAATATTAGATGACGCTGAAAGTGAATTGTTTAAACAGGCGAAGCGCGGAAATTTATCAGCGTTGATATTCTTCTTGAAGACACAAGGTAAAAAACGTGGATATGTCGAGCGGTCTGAAATAACAGGTAGTGAAGGAGCAGCGATCAGAGTTGAATATATCAACACCCCTTATCCAATTACAGGCGTTTCATCCAGAACAAGCAAAGATTTACAAGAACCTAAAGAGGTTTAACGTGCTAAATTGTGGACGGCGTTTCGGGAAGGATATTATCCAGAGAAACTATGCAAGCGAGGGTTTGCTATCAGGCGAACCCGTTGCATGGTATGAGCCTGAATATAAAAGCCTTATGGAAAACTGGAATTGGTTCGTAGACACATTTTATCCAATCACAAAAGATAAAAGCGAAGTCGAAAAACGAATCGATTTGGTTACGGGTGGATATATTGAAATGTGGTCATTACAGGATAAGGACGCATCCAGAGGGCGACATTATAAACGAGCATTGGTAAACGAAGCCGCAAAAGTAAAAGACCTTGAATATTCATGGAATGCTGTAATCCGTATTACGTTGGCTGATTTGCAAGGCAGCGCAATGATAGGTAGCACACCTAAAGGATTGAATTATTTCAAGACAATGTATGATAGGGGTATGGATAATTTACAAAATGAGTGGGCTTCATTCCACAAAACAACGTATGACAACCCATATATTGCAAGGTCTGAAATAGAGGAACTAAAGAACACGCTACCTGAAATTATATTCAATCAAGAAATTCTAGCAGAGTTTATCAATTCAGAGGGCGCGGTATTTCGTAGGGTTCAAGAAGCTGTAAAAATGGAAGATCCATTAGACGAACCGCAACCGAACCGGCAATATATCGCAGGTGTGGACGTTGCGGCAAGCATCGACTATACCGTCGTGTCTGTTATGGATGTCATGTCAAAGCAGCTTGTTTATATGGACAGGTTCAACCGCGTTGATTACAGCGTGTTAGAAGACAGGCTATATTCACTATATCACCGCTGGAATTTAGATGTTATCAAGATTGAAGCCAACAGCATAGGGCAGCCGGTTATTGATCACCTTGAAAACAAGGGCATGAACATCATTCCATTTATGACCACCAGCGCGACAAAGCAGCCGTTGATTATGAATCTTCAATCAGCGTTCGAACATGGGGATATTGGAATTTACAATTACCCTGTATTAATAGGGGAATTATTATCATTTGAGAGCAAGCGTTCACCGTCGGGGTCATTCAGTTATTCAGCACCAGACGGATTACATGACGACACAGTAATGTCTTTGGCTTTGGCATGGGACTGCATCGGCGGCAATGACTGGTCAATCGCAACCAGTGGGAGGTATTAGTGGCACATAAACAAAACGTACTAACATTATTCGACGGGGCAAAGTCAATCAATGCCTGGAATGTTGACGACCTGACAGGCTGGACGTTGACCAGTGAAAAGCAGAACTCAGCGGAATCGTTCTTTTTCCGGCGCGTCCCCTGGTTGTATTCAGCGGTTATGATGCGTTCTGGTGAAGTCGCCAACATGTCATTCGACATCAAACAGAATGATAAGGTGTATGAAACATCGACGAACTACCAGAACAAGCTTAAATTCCTACCTATGCCACAATCGCTATTCCTGAAGCTGATGGTTAGTAAGTTGATGACAGGCAAGGCGTATTTGCTGATTGAAGCCAACAAGAACGGGTATGTCCAGAACCTGAAATACCTGGTGCCAACTACCATCGAGGAAGAATATAACGATATTGGGGAGTTGAAATCATATAAGCGGACACTGCCAACCCAGACATTGCACATTGAGCCGAAGTTTATCATCCCATTCTACGAACCTGATTACATGAGTGAAGTCGGGGCTGGTGAAATAAGTCCTGCAAAAGCAGCGTTGATGAGCGCTGGAATCCTGTTCAATATTGATGATTTTGTGGGTAACTTTTTCAAGCGTGGTGCAATCAAGGCGACTATCTTCACAACGTTAGGATTTAGCAGACAGGAAGCCGAGAAAATGGCTGACTGGTTGTCTGACAAGGTTGAAGGCATCAAGAACGCGTGGGCTAATCTGGTATTGAAGGGTGAAAACGTAAAGCCTGTTGTAATCGGCGAGGGGTTGGAATCGCTGAATAATGACAGCCTTACCAAGACACAACGGGAGAATATTACCGCGTGCCTGGGTATTCCTGAATCCTTGCTGTGGTCTGCGGCTGCTACAAACGACGTAAGACATGATGACCAGAAACAATTCTACACCGCAACTGTAATTCCTGATTGTAATTCGATTGCATCCGTGCTGAATAGCAAGTTGTTTACCGCTGAATGGAAACTACAGGGGTATAAGATTGATTTCCAATATGAGAGTCTTGACATATTCCAGGAAGACGCCAAATTTCAGGCGGAGGCTGTTGGTGCGTTCGTTACAAGCGGTGTGCCACTGCTTATGGCAATGGACTTAGTGGGCGTTGAGCTTACCGATGATATGCGACTGCAACTTGAGGAAATGGAAAAGAAAAAGAACGAAGTCACACCACCCCCACAATTGCCAGAGGCTACGCAACCGTCACAGGAAACAGACATAGAAGACCGGGAATCCGTGAACATGGAAGCGGCAAGCGAAATAGCAGCATGGCAGCGGAAATCTACAAAGGCGTTGAAATCCGGCAAGTCAGCGGTAGTGAAGTTTGAATCGGATGTAATCCCTGAATGGCTTATGGATGAAATCAACCTTGAATTAGCGACGTGTCAGACAGTCGATGACATCAAGAGCGTGTTCGGTAAGAAGCGCGAGCAGGGGATAAGTGAATTGGTAATTCAATTACGTGAGTTATTACAGGTGATAAATACACCTGAAACAATAGTAGAAAACAAGGAGTAAACAATGGCAACTTTTAACAAGTTCAACAGCTTTGTCGAAGCATTAGCGGAGAAAGCGCACAACCTGGGGAGCGATACCCTGAATGTGACATTCACGGCAGCGGCAGCCGCACCCGTGGCTACTAATACCGTGTTGGGCGACCTGACACAAATAACATTGACTTATGTTGACAGTCAGGCCTTGACAATATCAACATCAGCGCAAACAGACGGAACCTATAAGCTGGTATTGGCTGACAAAACCGTAACCGCAACCGGCGGAACTGTTGGCCCGTTTCGTTATGTGGTTATCTACAATGACACAGCGGCATCCGACGAGCTTATAGGCTGGTATGACTACGGTTCAGAAATCACATTAGCGGCTGGTGAAAGTCTGACAATAAACTTCGATGGTACAAACGGCGTATTGACGATAGCATAGGATAACTATGGCACAATATGGACGCCCTGATGGTGACGTAACCACTACCGGCGTTGCTGGTGGTAATTATGCGAGCATTGACGAAATAACTCCGTCTGATGCTGATTTTATCTATGGGGCAGAGGCTACCGCTGTAACGTATGAATGCAGTCTAACGAACATTACCGACCCTGTTTCTGATACGGGTATTTCGTTCACGTATCGGGTAGCAAAGCTAAATGGAACGACAACGGACGGAGCCGGTAACGCTGTTTATGTCACAACATATTTATACGAAGGTGCAACACTAAGGGCAAGTGATACACAAAAGACGCTGACAGATACCTGGACTGATTACACCTACAATTGTACAACAGCCGAATGTGACGCGCTATCCGATTTTACTGATTTACGGTTAAGATTTGTCAGCCCGTCATCTGCCGGTAATGCGACAACAAGAAGGGCTATGGGATTGTCTTATGCTGTACTAACAGCACCAACCGCGCCCGTTGCACCATTAGACGCAACTACACAAACATACACATTCACAGGAATAGCGGCAACCCTGACAGTTGCCCGTAAAGTAGATATAACAGCGGCTGAATTTATACTAACCGGAATTGACGCAACATTAGCCAAAACGATTGTATTACCTATCACGAAGACTGAATTTACCTTCACGGGTATTGCAGCAGGGTTTACAGTAGCACGCAAGATAGACATTACTAAAGCAGAATTTACATTGACGGGCGTTGATTCTGTGTTAGCTAAGACTGTTATCATGCCTGCAACCGTCGCAGAATTTACACTAACAGGAACGGCAACCGGATTACTGGCAGCCAGAACACTTGGTATAACAGTCGGTGAATTTGTGCTAACAGGAATAGATACGGGGTTAACGAAGTCAATCATTATGCCAGCCGTAAAAGCTGAATATAGTTTGACGGGTATTGATGCTGGACTACTGGCAACCCGTAAATTTGATGCAACCAAAGCAGAGTACACGTATTCAGGAATTGATACTGGATTATTAGCGTCCAGATTGTTGGCAGGCGCAACACAGACTTACAGCTTGACGGGAATTGATGTTGGATTGTTGGCAGCGTACACATTTACCGCTGATAATACTACCTATGCTGTAACTGGCATTGATGTAGAATTGACGTATAATGAATCAGTTGGTGCTTATACCCTTGATGTGAGTTGTGGAGAATTTGAGATGACATCGCGACGGTGTGACATCAATTTTAAATACCGCAAGGGATGGAATAGATTTAAACCCGTAACACCTGCGAAGATACACAAGCACAAAGCCAGAACTGATGTAGTCCGTTTTGATGATGGAAGCTGGGAGGGTAGATGAATCCAAAAACGATTGATACCATCGTAAAGATTGTTGATACATTGAAGGCGCAAGGGTGGAATGTTCCTCCAGATGTTGACGCTATGGCACGCCTGCAAAAGCTAAAGAAGCTACGTCAAAGCGGCGCGATAAAAGCAGACGTGATCAATCGTGACGAAATAGAAGCGCGTCTGATTGCGGTTATCAGTAAGAACCAACGGGCGCAATTGAATAAACTATTGGAATTATTGGGCAATCCACCGCAACTATACAACGTACCAAATGAATTTTGGGAGAACGAAGGTCGAAAGCTACAACGTGACGTTGAACCTATTCTTATCGACATATATTTACAACAGGCTAAACTATTGATGGACGAAGTGCATATCGGTATTGATTGGGGAATGGTAAATGTCAACGCTGCCAGGTGGGCTAATAAATATACGTATGATTTAGTAAAAGGTATCACCAATACAACGCTGAAAGGACTTCAGGAAACGATACCGCAATTCTATGAGCAAGGTTGGAATTTAGGACAATTACGGACGTCACTAGAACGCTGGTATTCACCAGCACGCGCGGAGATGATAGCTATTACAGAAACCACCAGGGCAGCGTCCGAGGGAGAGCGGCAACTGGTCAGTGAGATCCAAAAAGAAACGGGCATTGAATTGATTGCAATATGGAATACGTCAAACGATGACATAGTATGTGATATTTGCGGCCCTCGTAATGACCAACCGATAACAGATGGAATGTATCCTCCAGCCCATGTCGGGTGTAGATGTGAAGTATCTCACAGGTTGCCAGAATGACATACATCAAGATTGAAGGCGCGGAAGAACTAATAAAAAAGATTGACAACCTTGCCAGCATGACAAAAGTCAAGGGTGCAATCATGGCTGGTGCTTTAGAGCTTAAAGAAAAAATAGCGAAATATCCAGCTAAACGAACGTATAAGAATTGGCGATTATATGGTAATAGTGACGCGGCTAAACGTATGCGAGCAGGGTTCTTTTATCATCTGAATAAAGGTGATATTGGTGTTCCTTACAGACGGGGGCAATCCAGTAAGAGTGAGAAACTAGGGCAATCATGGACTGCCAAGGCATCCGATAGTGGATTTACCGCAACCGTTGGCACGAGTGCAACATACGCAAGGTTAGTACAATCCAGCGAGGAGCAGACATCAGCGCACAAACAAACGGGGTGGATAACAGACAAGCAGGTAGTCATGTTATACGGCAAGAAGATTGCGGAAAAGGTGCTAAAGGCGATTGCCGACGTTCTGGCAAAATAGATAAATTGGGGTATTGAAATCTATCCGCAAAAGTTGTATAATCATATTATCTATGTGAGAGTAGAGAGGATATGAGATGACACTAATCAATCAACTTGACTTTGAGCAGTTAACACAATGCCCCATCTGCAAGGGTACAGACATACCAACAATGTACCAGATTAACTACCGCGACTTAGGCATGATACACGCTTCAATCTGTCAGGATTGCGGCTTGAACTTCCTGAATCCACGCATGACGGACGAACAAACTATACAATACTACAGCGGACTGTACAGGGACACTATCCTTGAGAACGAGAACGGTATCAACCAGAACGACTTAAAGAACCAACACGCCCGGGCAATCGTCCAGGTGAATACCATCAAGCAGCATTTGACGGGACTGCATTCTAACCTTGAGATTGGTTCGTCGGCTGGCTACTTGCTGGATAGATTGCATATCGAGTGCGACTTTGAGTATTGCGTCGGTGTTGAGCCGGATGTCAGGTATCACAGCCTTGAACCAGCTTGTGATTATCGCATATATCAGGACATCAACGAAGTGCCACATCAACAATTCGACCTTATCACAATGTCACACAGCCTTGAGCACATCAATCACCCGTTGGAGTACATGCAGAATATCATCGACAACTATACCCATGATAGTAGTCTGATTATGATTGAAGTCCCCAACATGGATTATTACATGTGTTACGGGTTAGCACATCCGATAAACTTCACACAGGAAACGTTGAACGGGTTATTTTTACGGATGGGTTGCATACCGATTGGCAATTATGTTCACGGATTAGGAACGTCTAACACGCGTAAATTCTTGATTGGATTATATCGGGTGGTAAAGGAGTAGAAATGGGAAAAATGATTGTTTATATTGATGCTAAAACGCTTCAGACAATGTTCACACAAGGCTGGAATATTGGGAAGAAATCATTTATTGAGTGTATCGAAGGCTTGCCAAAAGATGCTAAGTTTATTGAATTTGAAAAACAGTATTATTTTGGCAGACAAGAAATCATGGCTATATTTGAGCATGAATCATTTGAAAACAAGGAAGGTGAAAAACTTCCATATATGAGTATTATCTATCATGAGATAATGAATCCTGAATATATATTCACAAATAAACTAAAATTCCTGCTATTCGGCGATGACTACACAGAGCACGTATCACCCGAAATGCTGACAGACGAAAAGCTGTTGGAAGCGGTCAGGATGTTGAAAGAGGTGTATTGATGGATCAGGAACGTGAAACAGAAACAACATTTTTTGAATTAGTAAAAGAATATGCAAAACTAGAAGAGGCTTCCTCATCTTGGGACGGTATTGGTGAATATGTTATTATTATGCCTATTGGAAGATCGAGAAAATTATTACAGCTTGCTAAAAAATCAAATCGTGTCGGGGTTCGTTCGTGGTTTAGAAAATCACAACCAAAACATTGTAGAGTAAGGCAAAGATGAATAGAGGTGTATTGATGGCAAAAAATTATAATCCTGTTGGTATATTAAACATGGGTAAAGAATTAAAAATTGATAAGTGTTATAGATGTGGCGAAAATCCTGTTTATGAAGGATATGTTACTTGTAAATCTTGTATTGCAGATACGCTTATTTTTAGTTAAGATGTAGCAGTAACAATTTTAGGAACAATCTTTTTTGATAATTTCAAACCTAAAGAATGGGAAGATATAATCAAAGAAAGACTTTGGTATTGGTTTATGAAGTCTATCCAATCTTAAAAAATCGCACCAATTCCATTTTATCTATTGACAAGTTAGAACGATTGTGCTAGTATGCTAATAATTCAATATCTGGTGTCAGGATAGCTTATAGGCTAGGGGACTAGCGACAAGCGAAAAGGACACAAACAAAGCGCATTAGGCTTGTAAGCGGCGCAGGTAACTTTATACCTGCGCCAAATTTATTTTAAGGAGCTAAACATGAATGATGACAAGAACGAAACCCACATGATGACAGATGGTGTTGTCTATATGGGTGACGCGGTGAAAGCAACACGTACAGCCGACGGGGTAAAACTTGCCGGATATTTAGTGCGCTTCACAAACGAAAATGAGCCAGATTTGACAGGTGATTATTTCGAGAAAGATACCGACTTCGACATTGACGAATTTCCAATCAAGAAATCGACGTACTTCAATCATGGCTTTGATGACCACTTCAAACGACAAAAGCTAGGCAAGGCAACATTATCTATGGATGACTTTGGCATTTGGGCAGAAACAATCGTCCAGGAACGTGACGAATACGAAAAGTTTATCACGGAGCTTGCAGATCAAGGCAAGTTGGGCTGGTCATCCGGTTCTGTTGGTCATCTTATCGAGCGCAAACAACTGAACGAAGAAATCTACAAAATCACATACTGGCCAATCGCAGAAGCGTCATTGACACACACACCAGCCGAGTTTAGAAATTCAGTTATACCGATTAAGTCCCTGATGAAACAACAGCCAGAGGTGTCAGAGAATAGTGACACAGTGCAGGACGTGAAATCAGAACCAATCGTCGAAACACAATCAATCATACAAAACATTGAGAAAGAGGAACACACAATGGAAAAAGAAGAACTCCAAGCATTGATTGACGCCACTACAAAATCAGCAATTGAGGAATATCGCAAGTCCGAACCTGCCGTAAAGTCAGAGAGCGTCACAGTTGTAAAGGATGAAGCAGATCAGCCGTTTAAAACAGCCGGGGAATTTTTCAAGGCCGTCAAAAATGCTGCTCTGTATCCATCCAGTCAGGACGTGCGTTTATTGCCGTTGAAAGCAGCCACGGGCATGAGCGAAGGAACCCCTGCTGATGGTGGGTACTTAGTACCTACTAACTACGCTGGTGGAATCGTTGAGCGTATGTATCAGTTAGGCAAAGTCATCAACCGCGTATCGAAAGATTCAATCAGCGGAAACAACATGACATACTTTGCCGTTGACGAATCCAGCCGCGCTTCAACCCGTCAGGGTGGAATCTTAGGCTACTGGTTAGCAGAAGCAGGAACCAAAACATCCAGCAAGCCAGCATTTCGCCAGGTTGATTTGAAGCTCAAGAAAGTTGCCGCGTTAGCTTATGCAACCGACGAATTATTGAGTGACGTGAAAGCGTTGGAATCATGGCTTAACCGAACCGTACCAAATGAATTGATCTTCCAATCCGAAGATGCAATCTTCAACGGTAACGGCGTCGCGAAACCCCTGGGTATTATGCAGTCACCTGCTTTGGTGTCACCGCTTCGTCTTGATGCCAGCAAAGTACAATTAGCTGACATTCTTACCATGTGGTCGCGTCGTTGGGCTGGTGTAGATGATTATGCCTGGTTTATCAATCAGGATGTAACTCCACAGTTATATCAGATTGGTAGCACCTACCAGAATCTTTACATGCCACAAGGTTTTGCAGGAAACCCGTTCGCTACATTGATGGGAAAACCTATCATCGAAGTTGAATACGCTCAAACAATGGGAACCACAGGCGACATCGTGTTAGCCGCAATGAGCCAGTATCAAGCGATTGATAAGGGTATCGAATCCGCTTCAAGTATTCACGTCGCCTTTACCAGTGACCAGACTTGTTTCAGATTCGTTTATCGTATCGACGGCGCTCCGATGTGGAATAGTGCATTGACCCCATTCAAGGGCAGCAATACACAATCCCCATTCGTTTCATTAGCTACCGCATCTTCATAACAGGAGGACATAATGAATATCTTAGACTTTAATTTAGTGCCAGGCGTCCAGCCTGTTGACACCGCCGCAACCGCGTTAACTACACAATTCATTGATTGTAAAACCGCTCACCAAGTGGCTTTTATTATCAGTGCTGGTGTGTTGACCGCTTCCGCCGATGACACTATCACCGTAACCGTAACCGCCGCAACCGTACAGGCTGGCACTTCCGCCGTTGCAATTCCGTTCAAGTATCGCTTGAGTGGAGCCGTTGCCGCGAACTCCCTGGGTGCTTTGACCGCCGCAACTTCAGCCGGATACGCCCCGTTATCTTCAGCTTTGACAGGAAATATGCTGTTAGCTGTTGTTGACGTTGACGAAATTCCAGGTGGTGCGGAGTCGGATGCACGCTGGATCAACTGCGTGCTTACACCATCAGCCGGAAACAGTGTTGCATTGTTATCAGCCGTCGCACTTGTAGCACCACGTTACAAGCAGGCTACCTTCGTATCAACTACATAATTTGACGATTGTTCTGTAACGGGGGTGGGTGGTTAATCCCACCCCCTAACAACTTTGGAGAGAGAGATGAGCAGAAAATTAGCAATCGTGGGGACGCATCCAGCAACAAGGAATAACGCCCCATTCGATGACCCAAGTGTTGATATTTGGGTATTCAACGAGTCACCAATGGCAACTAAAGAATATTATCCCAACGAACCGGATCGACAATGGTGCAAACGTTGGGACGCGTGCATTCAGCTACATAAACCCGAAGTATATAAGAGCCTTCAAAACTGGGTGAATCCGAAACACTGGGAATGGCTACAGCGCGAACATGGCGATAAGGTTATTTATATGCAGGACGTGGACGAAAACGTCCCAAACAGCCGGAAATACCCATTAGACGAAATCGTAGCCACAATACCAGGGGCAAACCTGAAATGGTTCACAGCTTCGGTATCATACGCGTTGGCGCTGGCAATCTATCAGGGCTATGAAGAAATAGGGCTGTACGGCTTAGATATGGAATCTAATACAGAGTACGGGTATCAGCTAATGAATTTTGTTTATTGGATTGGTATCGCATACGGACGGGGAATCAACCTGTATGAGATTTGCAATAAAAAATACTTCAGTGAAAAATTATACGGTTATGAAGGGGAGATCCAGATTGACCGTGAACATTTTAGTAAACGCTTTGCGGAATTACTGACACTATGGCGCGACAAGGAAAAGGAATCTGGTAAGTTACGCAGTCGCGTTACAGATGCAATATTAGAGCATAAATATCCAAATGTAATTCCACTAACCCTACAATGGCGAAGTATTGCAATTGACGCTGGTAGATTCAGCGGTGCAATGCAGGAAGCTGAAAACTACAGCAAACGTGAAGACATGATTAGCAGACAGGAATTTGAACGTAGAGCAGCACAAGCAGCCAAAGACGGGGAAGAGCAAAAAGCTTTGATGTATCTAATGGCTGGTAAGGCTGAATACGTATTCAACGCATGGCAACAGACGGGGCAATATCAACCGCTTGAGCAATTGCGAAAGTTTATCGAGCAGGAATTAAAGCTTGCTTATAACGTCGGTGCGTTACATGGCGCGTATCAGGAGAACCTTGAATATATCGCCGAATACGACAACCGATTAGAAGCCGCTGGTGGTGTTAGAACGCTATCGGCTATGACAGGAGAAAGTAAAGATGGTAGCTAAACGAAAGCCGATTGTAAAACCAATCGAACCACAAGTAGAAATACAACCAGAACAACAGGAAGAAATAATCGAGGAAATCGAAGTAATCAAACCACACAATCTTGTTATCCCTGACAAGATGTACGAGCGTATGCACAACATCGGCAATGACGCGTATTGGTTACGGATGATTGAACTACATATTGAAACAATGATGACAAGATTCCATCAGTAAGAGGTAAAACATGGCACTTGAAAACAGCTATGCAACGTTGACAGAATTACTGGCATTTATGCCGAATAGTACCAATACTGATACAAGTATGGGGAATAACGCATTAATGGCAGCGTCAAGGGCAATCGACAAACAGACGGGGACGTACTTTTTCCCACAAGTCAAAACGAACCTGTATGACACACCCACTAAAGATAAGCTGAATTTATACGATGACTTGCTGGAAATAACCACGCTTACCAACGGTGACGCAACAGAAATCACGTCAACATACTATAAGTTATATCCGTATAACAGCTATCCAAAATGGATGATAAAGCTGAATCCGTTTGGCAATGTCTGGTTTGAAACGTCCTCCACGTGGGATGAAATGGCTGCTATTCAGGTGCTAGGATTTTGGGGCTTCCATGATAACTACACGCGCGCGTGGACGAGCGAAACAACCTTATCGGCGGCTGTTGCCACTACAGCAATAACAACGATTAGCGCGTCCGCTGATTTTGATTTTGAAGTAGGGCATATCATCAGGATTGATAACGAGATTATGCAAGTATCGGCGGTGGATGCGTCAACCGTTGATACCCTGACAGTCATTCGTGGCTGGAATGGTAGCACGGCTGCGACGCATCTAATCAGTACAGCAATCAAAGTATGGCGTCCTGTTGAGGATATAAAACGAGCGTGTCTTATTCAGGCGGCAAGGTTCTTACGTAGAAGTGAGGCACCCTTCGGTACTGTTGGCGGTGGTGAAATGGGAGCCGAACAAATGACATTACCAAAACTTGACCCTGATGTGCAAACGATTATCAATCCTTATAGGAGTCAATTCTAATGAATAATTTGGCAAGAATACAAATAGACGCTAGTTATTTAAAAGAAGTATTACACATGCCTTCATACGCTGAAATAAAACAAATTCAGATTTGTGGTGATTATTTTAATAAGTCTATTGAAATAACCGTTGAATCTATAGACCTTTTGGAAGTAAAAGAAGGTGAAAAGATTCCGTTATTACAACCAATAATTCATCAAATAAATTGGGACTGGAATCAGAAATGACAATATTGGCAGGTATCACATGGCTACAAAGCCAACTACGAACGATTACGGGTATCAAGTCCGCGCCGGATTACCCTGGTGGAGGAATATTGCCTATCATCATAACGCATCTTGACACAGGCGATATTCTACCAGGCAATCCTTTAGGTGCAAATCGAGAGCTAAATCAAATCATGGTGGAATTGCACGTTTCCCAGGGTGGCAATGATACCGAGTCTTTTAAGGTTCTGGAAACACTACACCCGTTAGTTGTCGCAAAGCTGATTAGCGATTACACACTTAATGGGAACGTGGACACATTCGAGAACGTAACATTTTCGACATTACGGGGAACGCTGGACGCCGTGCCAGTAATATCGCGTATTTATACATTAAACAACGTAAAAGTAATTAGTTAAAGGAGTAAATAATATGGGCGCAAAATGGGCTAGAAAAATACAATGGGGCACGGAGGTATCATCGGCAATCGGTACGAAAGTCGCTGCCACTTCCATTGTCCGAGGTGTTGGCGTGTTCGAGGATGATGACGTTCACAATCGGCACGTTGAAGATGTCAACCTTATCAATGGGACTACTGACAGTTATGTAGCGCGTCGGGGCGGCAAATTATCCATGGACTTCGATCCGATTTCATTCGAGCAGATTACAGACGTTCTGCAATGTGGAATCGTTGAAGCAACCGCAAGCGTTGATGGTGCTGGTACTGGTCAAATTTGGGTATATCCGTTCCCGACGGCGTCAAGTCCGTCTGTGAGTGGTAAGTCACTAGAATTTGGTGATGACGCTGGTGCAGAGGTTATGGATTATTCAATTGCACAATCCATAACGCTGACAGGTTCTCCGCAAAGTCAATATACCTGCAATGTAAACTGGTACGGTAGGAAACAAGATCCGCAAGCGTTCACAGCCTTGACATCTTCGTCGATTCCAGTTGTCAATCCGATGCTGTTCGGTAAGACTAAACTATACATTGACGCGATTGGTGGGACTATAGGATCAACCCTGATTGATTGTACAGTCTTAGGGTTGACGCTGAATATTGACTTCGGGTTAACGCCGAAATGGTGTGCACGTGGATCACTTGAATTTGGTTCGATTGTACGGACTGCATTTGTACCACGTCTGACAATGTCACTTGAATACAACACTACATCAATCGCGGAGAAAGTATTCTTCAGGGCTGGCACTGCACGGAAAATCAGATTGACAATCGAGGGCGCGTCTGTTGCAACCGCTGGCACGACTTACACCTACAAAACGTTTAACCTTGATTTGGCTGGATATTTTGAGCGCGTATCAGGTGTTGGAGAACTTGACGGTAACAATACCATTGATTTTGAGTTTGTTGGTGCTTACAGTGACACCGCCGGAATCTTTGGTGAGATTATCGTAGTCAACGAACTGGCAACAATACCGTAAACCTGGGAGAGGTGAAGGATGATAATTAACAAAATATTAGGTAGACATATCATGTTATACGAGTCTGAAAAAGAAGCTAACGACGATAAAAAAGGATTCACGTACATGATTGGCAACATTAACGCAGCCATAAAAGCGGGCATTATCACAGAACTGGAAAGCGTCGAAGACCTTGAGCCACACGAAATCATTGACATATCGAACCAGTTGACCGCTGCGTTGAACAAGTCCATTAAGCCCGACACAAAAAACTAATCATGGCGGTGGTGGAGTATGCCGATAAAAAAAGACAGACGCCGCCGCCTGAATTAGAACTTGGCTGGAATATGCGCGCCTTTGGTGGATTACCAGAACCAGGGGGGCAGCTTGACCAGCCCGTCGAATTGATGAAACGTATCAGGATTGCTTTGGATATTGAGAGCCTTTGGAATACATTCAAACGAATCAAACCAGGCGCATTCATTGACTGGAAACATAACAACCCTGATGACTGGAATACGATTAACTACATAAAGGAGCTGATGCGAAATGGCTGATCAAAAAGTAAAGATTGTCGTAAGTGCTGAAGATAAGGCATCGGCTGAATTAAAAAAAGTCAATAAAGAA